GTTGAAATGCTGAACCTACGTTATTAATACCTTGTTGTAGTGGGCTGATGTTTGTAATCAACCCACCAGTAAAAGGTACAGGAAATGTTTGCCACTGTGTAGCCATTATTAAGCTCTCAGGCTAGGTCTATTGCGTGTAATAACTGTAGAACGTATGTAGTCATAACGGTTTATGTACAAACTACGCATGTACTTAATACCTGATTCAAACTTACCCTGTGCAATCTGAGATGCCTGTGTATCAGCACGGAACTGATAAGCGTAGAACATAGCACCATCTACAATAGTATGCTTAAACTCAATAGGAACGTTAGGTACATCATCATACAACTCAAGTGATACCTGATTGCGGTAGTACTCATATACTATTTCATATGCTTTGTCTGGGGTAGGTATTATGAGAAACTCTTGACTAGGTGCTCGTGAAACATGACGGGGAATATCTTGTAAATCGCTACTAGAGTTATACTCATAATCAACGTATCTGTCAAGGTATTCTTGATAATCCATTGATTTAAGTTTAGTAGTGCTTACATTTAATGCGTCACTTTTCTTTATGCGAAAGCTTTGCATATCAATTAGTTTAGCATCAGTAGGATAATCGTAACGTGTTACACCAGGAGTAAGAGTCTCTTCTTCTAGGATGTGATTCCAAGGCCAGTTATACTCTTCATGGTTGATATGTCTTAGTGAGGCATTTACAGCATCCTTAGCTGAACTATAGAAACCTCCAGCAGTATCAAAGTTAGAACTTGTTAGCTCTACTTCATTAAGCCTGCGATTTACCTCGTTTACTAGCCCTAAATAGTTATATGCCATTATTTATTCCTTACACGTAAACGAACCTTACGTTCTACTACTAACCCATTCGTGTCGGCTATACGGCAGTAGAACTGATACTCTATATTATTATCACCAGAGCCTAAACGTGCAGTTGCTACTTTGTCTGTGTTAGTAGCAGAGATAAGCTGTATGCCCTTCACAAGCTGCCCACTAGGGATAAGCTGAGTCTTTACACCATCAGCATCATCAACAAACCAAGTAACACTACTAAGTGTTGCACCGCTAAGAAAGCGTGACCAGTCAATGCTATAGTCTAGTATTTCATCAGGGTCTTTGTTGGGCCATTTAAGAGACATTATTATTATTCCTATGCTGCACGAACATACGCTGTGTTACCTAGTGTACTATACTCACCAATGTAAGCAGTACGATCTCTGCTGTAGTTATCTTTAATTGCTTCATAGTCAAACTGTACTACATTGACTGTCTCATCTCCTACAGTAAATGTACCTTGTACGCCTGTTGGTACTACTACAGCTTTACAGTCTAGTGTGACAGTATTCAGTGCTGTTGTACCTGCGACACCCGTTAGCGCTACATCAGCCTCAGCATCAATGACAACCTCATCCCCGTCAACCAGAATAGAGTCAGTGATAATGTCACCTTCTACCCCTACAGGAAGTACAACAGACTTAGCTGCTACAGTTACAGTATTTGCCGCACCAGTGCCTGCAACACCTGTAACGCTAAACACTGCTTCTGCATCGATGATGATCTCATCGCCAGACACGAGTGGGTCATCCGTGATTACATCAGCTTCTACACCAGTCGGTGCAACTACAGCCTTAGCTACTACTGTTACATCATCTACTGCACCAGTACCTGATACACTGTTTGTAGTAAAGACAACACCTGTACCGCCTGTGGCTGTAACTGTGTTAGCTGTTCCTGTAGCAGATACACTTGCTGGTGTAAGAACTGCCTCAGCTTGGGGGGTAGGTACACCTATAGCACCATCACCCTGTGTGCCTACAAGATCAACATTAGTACGTGAGCTAACGTCAATCCCTGTATCTACTGCACCTGTGCCTACTACACCAGTAAGTAAGACTGTAGGGCTGGCCTGCTCATAGCTCTCACCAAAGGTAGCTACGGAGAAAGGATTAGTTGAGTAGGCCATGCTTTACTCCTTATGCAGCAGCATCACTTGAGAGTACACCGTACCAGTTTGTACCACCATCACGTGTATGGAAGACCAACACATCAGTTTCACCACTTGCAGGAGCATCTGGTGCAGTACCACCTGCCCACTTAACTGAGCTAGGCCATGTGACTGTTGAGCCGTTGCCTGTTAGCTGTAGGACAAAACCAACAGAACGTCCTGACGTTACACTACCAAAGGTAAAGGTTGTGTTACCTGACATGGTAAGGCTAAATGCACCTGCATTATCTGCATCAGGTGCGGGAGAAGTGCCAGACAGACTATCATAATCCTCTTGCAAACTCTCCGCTAAAACAACACCAGAAAAAGTAGGGGATGAGGAAACATTAAGCGTAACTGAACCGGACGATCCTCCACCAGTTAAGTTAGTACCAGCCGTGACGCCAGTGATATCTCCAGTGTTTGTGGTATAGCCAGCACCGTTAGTAAGCTGGTTATTATTTGTAATGTAGTTAGCATTGGTTGCACCAGTGTAACCTAAATCACCAAGAGTTAAAGTACGAGTACCCATGCTGGTAATAACACCGTCTGTGACGAAGATATTATCAATAATAGTTGAGCCAGAAGTATTGATGTCGCTGTCAGTGCCGATTACAGTGTTGTATGTACCAGACGCTTGCTTACCATCCAGCGCAGTCTGCAACCCATCTACATTTGAGATAACGTGGTTGTGGCTATCGTCTGCTACAGTAACAGTGAGTGTAGCATTGCCAAGGTTAGTGAATGTAGCGCTACCAGACGCATCACCAGAAAGCGTCAATGTAGGGTCAGCCGTGGCTGTGGTAGCAATGGACACGTTGCCCAAGTTAGTCATTGTGCCTGAGCCAGTAACTGCACCTGTGAGTGTAACTGTCGGGTCAGATGTAGCAGTAGTAGCAATACTGATATTACCAGAGCCATCAAAGTTGGCATTACCTGTGACAGCACCTGTGACAGCAATATTACGTGCGGTTGCTAATGTGCTTGCCGTACTTGCGTTGCCACTAAGAGCAGCAGTAACTGTACCAGCACTAAAGTTACCAGAAGCATCACGGGCTACAACTTTAGATGCCGTATTGTTAGGGGTAGCATCTACGTTAAGCGTAGGTGTAGAACCCTCACCAGATGTACCACCTGTAAGGTAGTTTCCTGATGTAACAGTAGATACGTAATCACCTGTAGTGTCAGTACCAAGTGCTACAGAGTTAGGCTGGATAGTAGTAGCAATAGAAGCATTACCTGTACCGTCAACACCAGTAACGCTACCAGTGACATCACCTGTCAAACTAATAGTGCGACCTGTCTCCCAAGCTGTTGCAGTAGCTGCATTGCCTGTTGTGTCTTGGTTACCTGCAGTGTTAACACCGGGAAGGTTAATGCTTGCTGTACCATCAAATGATACACCACCAATGTTACGTGCTGTCTCAAGGGCAGTAGCTGTATCAGCATTACCTGTTACATCCCCAGCGACATTACCTGTTACATTACCTGTTAAGGCTGCTGCCACACTATTAAATGTTACATCAGAAGATGTTTCTACAGCCTGACCAATGTTAATGCCAGAGCCATCTACAGTAACACCTGTACCTGCATCAGCAGAGAATGTAGTACCTGTGAGTGTTACACCGTTACCTGCACTGTATACAGCAGTCTCAGCGATTACAGAGAAAGTAATGTTAGTAGTACCGAATGTAATCGTACCACTTGTGTTCATCACATAGAGTTCACCTGCACCTGTGTCACCTTCTTTAACGAAGAATGCGTCACCTTCACCAAACGCATTAGGGTCTGATACACCATAAGAGTCAGCATCTGTAGAACGAGTAAGTACCCAGTTAGTAGCGCCATCACCTACAGTAGTAACAGTATAAATACCATTGTGTGCAGCATTAGTTTGGTTATAAATAAGTACACGATCTGCAGAGCTAAGAGCTACGCCATCAATAGTAATAGCTGCTTGTGTACCTGCATTAGTAAGTGTAGCACCTACGCCAGATGTACCATTGTCATATGTAGCGTTTAGGTTAGTTGGTGATTCTACACGTACTGGGTCATGATAGTGAATACCTGCAGCAGCAATAGTGTCAACGTACTGCTTTGTAGCTGCGTGTAATGCACTCTGAGGATCACGATTAAGTTCAAGATCACCTGCAGCATTAAAGAATGCAGCTTTAGTAGCAGGCTGTGTAATGAACACCTCAGACTGTGCTGTAAGACTAACGGCACTTCCTGAGTTAGAACTTGCTAAAATGGTAGTACGAGCTAGGAGTGATGAACCTTCTGTCCATGTACCTAGCCCGACTTCCCATTCATTA